GAAATTGAGAGATTTAAAGGATAATTTTTAGTTTATTCAACTTGACTAAGCCAAGTCTAAGTCTATATTGCTGGAAAACAAAAAGGTGTACTCAATGTCATTTGCTGTAATACAAACTGGTGGCAAACAATATAAAGTCAAAGCTAGCGAAATATTAAAAATTGAAAAGCTAGAAAATGACAAAACAAAAAGCAAAATTGAATTTAATGAAATTCTTGCTTATGGTGATGACAAAACTATTGAAGTTGGGTCTCCGTTAGTACAAGGAGCAAAAGTTGAAGCAGAGTTATTAAAAATAACAACTGCAGGATCTGGAACAGGTAAGATGATTGACATGGAAGAAGTAGATAACATTCCATTTATTTCAATGACACCTGTGATCATGCCACATAGATTTCATGGTAGATCCATATCTGAACTCGTAGAAGATATTCAATTAATTAAATCGACTGTTATGAGACAAATGTTAGATAACATGTATCTAACAAACAATAACAGAGTTGCTGTTCAAGACGGACAAGTAGCGATGGATGACCTTTTAACTAATAGACCAGGTGGAATTGTTAGAACGAAACAACCACCATCGAATGTTATGATGCCTCTTCCCGCACAACCGATTACCGAACAAGCAAGTGGAATGTTAGCTTATCTTGATTCAGTTAAAGAAACTCGAACTGGGATAACAAGACAATCACAAGGGCTAGATTCAAATACCTTAAATAAAACAGCGACTGGTCAAAACCAAATTCTGACACAATCACAAATGAGAATGGAGTTAATCGCCAGAATCTTTGCTGAAACAGGTGTTAAGGATCTAGCTTTAAAAATATTTGAACTGGTATGCAAGTACCAACAAAAAGAAAAGATCGTAAGAATTAGAGGAAAGTATATTCCTATGAGACCTTACGAATGGAAAGATAGAGTTAATGTTACTGTCCAGGTAGGACTTGGAACAGGATCAAAAGAACAACAACTCATTCTTATGAACGCTATATTGGAACGACAAATGCAGGCAATAAACTTACAACAAAATGTATTTGGTCCAATGGTTAATCTTAGGAATATATATAATAGTTTAAAGAAATTAGTAGAGAACGCAGGCTTAAATGGAATAGAACCCTATTTCATGGATCCTGACGTAGGTGCAGCTCAAATGCCTCAGTTGCCACCTAAACCACCAACTGAATTTGAAAAAGTTACATTAGCTCAAGTACAAGGTGAAAACCAAAGAGCTGAATTAGAAGCTAATGTTAGACTTAAAGAAGTTGAAGGTAGAATGAGACAGCAACTACTTGACTTTGAAATAAAGATTAAAGAATTAGAACTTAAATACGGATCTAAAATAGATGAGCTTGAACTTAAGCGTAGATCTATGTTAGAAACAGAAGACCTTAAGAAATCTGGAGATTTAATGAAAGAGATTGTTAAGGGACAACAAAAATTCTTTGGTGATGAACAAATTAGAAGAACAGATCAGGAAGGGCAAGAGAGCCCAGGTCCTACTACAGGATCCACTTCTTAAAACCGCATTCGAAGATCTTTTAGAAACTTACAGACAAGAGATCTTTAATACAAGTTTTGCTGAAGATGAAAAACGTAGATCCCTTTGGATGGCTTATCATATGGCTGATAAAATCCGAGGACATTTACAGTCTATCATTGAAGGCGGAAAACTAGCTCAAAAAGATCTTGAGCTTTTACACAAGAGCTAACCTTTTTAAGGAGCTCATTACACGTCAACCAACAAGGAGGAACGTTACATGGCACAAGAACAAACTGTTCAAGGTGCTGCGAAGAAAATAACAGGACTACTGAACCCTGATAAAGGACAATCAGAACCTGCAAAACCAGCAGAACCATCAGAGCAACCTCAAGAGATCAAAGAGGAAACTTCAAAAGAGAGTCAATCAAAGTCTGAAGAAACTCCAAAAGAAGTCGCTACTGAAAATACGGAAATCAAAGAAGAAACGCAAACAGAAGTAGAGGAACCCGAACTCCACCGAGTCAAAGTACAAGGTCAAGAGTTAGAGGTTAGCCTTGATGAACTGAAAGCAGGTTATTCACGAGATTCCGATTACCGACAAAAAACTCATTCTTTAGGATTAGAGAAAAAAGATCTCGAATCTGAAAAGCAGGGTTTGCGTCAAAATTATGATACTCGTTTATCAGAACTAAACAGCATGATTGCAACTGCTGATGGCTACATCAGACAGCAACAAGGTAGTAAAGACCTTCGAAAACTTTATGACGAAGATCCAACATCTGCGGCTAAACTGGACTACCAGTTACGAGAACAACAAAGGCAGATAGATGGTATGAAGTCTAAAGCACATGAAGCTAATCAAAAACAATACAATGAGTACCTTGATGTTCAAAAACAATTAGCATCTGCGAAAATACCAGAGTACAGCGATCCTAATAAAGCTGATCAATTCAAAACCGATATGCGTTCTTCGCTTAGAGGCTATGGATTTAATGATGGCGAAATTGGGAATTTGGCTGATCATCGTTTCTTAATGGTGGTTAGAGACGCTATGAGTTATAAATCTGTTAAAGATAAAAGACCTATAGCCCAAAAGAAGGTTGCGAACGCACCTAAAGTTGTAAAAGCTGGAATAGCTAAATCAAGTGCAAGTTCAGGTAGAGAGGGCATAAGAAATAAAATCGGTCGATTAAAGAAAACAGGGCATCTTCGTGAAGCTCAAAGTGCTTTAATTGATATGATTAATCTTAAATCTCAAACAAGGAAATAAACAATGGCACAACCAACAAATACGTTTGACACTTACGATTCCATTGGTGAACGTGAAGATCTGTCGGATGTTATTTATAACATCTCGCCAACTGACACGCCATTTCTAAGTTCTGCAGCTAAAACAAAAGCAACTGCAGTTCTACACGAATGGCAAACTGACAGTTTGGCAACAGCAGTCACAAATAACCAAGTTATCGAAGGTGACGAAGCTACAGCTGATGCTATTTCTGCAACAACTAGATTATCTAACTCTTGCCAAATTATGGACAAAGTTATTGTAATTACAGGTACGCAGGAAGCAGTCGATAAAGCTGGTAGAGCTTCTGAAATAGCTTATCAAATAGCTAAAAAAGCAAAAGAACTAAAAAGAGATCTAGAAAGTTCTCTTTGTTCTAACAATGCTGAAGTAACAGGTTCAGCAACAGCAGCAAGAGTAGCTGGTGGCTTAAGATCATGGGTTGCTAGTAATGACTTAATGGGAACTTCAGGAACATCTGGTGGCTTGGGTAATACCGCAGCTACTAATGGAACTCAAAGAGTTTTCACAGAGTCTCTCTTGAAAACTGTAATTAAATCAGTATGGAATGCTGGTGGAAATCCAACTATGATTATGGTTGGACCTTTCAATAAACAAAAATTGTCAGGATTCACTGGTAATAGTACTAGATTCGATGCAGGTGCTGATGCAACTTTATACACATCAGTAGATGTTTACGCTTCTGACTTTGGTCAACTACAAGTAGTACCTAACAGGTTCTCTAGAGATAGAGATGCTTGGGTATTAGACATGGATTATTGGGGAGTAGCTTTCTTAAGAGACTTCACAATGCATGAATTGTCAAAAACTGGAGACTCAGAAAAAAGACAATTACTTTTAGAGGCAACTCTAGAATCAAGAAACGAAGCTGCAAGCGGTTTAGTAGCAGACGTAACAACTAGCTAATAATTAGCACATGGATAGGCGAGTAACCTCAAATCTACTCGCCTGCCATCCTATTTAACATTGAAGTCTTGAGAGGGGTTAAAGGCGGAACAATGAAGGAACAAAATGAGAACACTAAACGACTATTTTTTAACATCAAAAATTACTACTATTAGTACTGCAGGATCTACATTCGTACCTGTACCTGATGGTGGAACAATTATTAAAATTTTTACAGCAATTAAAAATGCAATATCAACTGCTAATGCAGCCCTTACTTTTGAAATTGGTGGAGTTGCAGTTACTGGTGGCGGAATTACAGTAACACAATCTGGATCTGCTGCTGGAGACGTTGATACAGCAGAACCAACAGCTTTAAATACAGTTTCAGAAGGTGGAACTATCGAAATGATAACTGATGGTGGATCTTCAACAGCTTGTGAATGTGTAGTAACATTCGTAATTAGAAGATAATTTATATAGGGGGTGGAAACATCCCCTAAACAAAAGGAGAACAAAATATGAACTATGGATTAAGAGAAGTGACTTTGCAAAGAGTAGCAACTTCAGATACTTCTGCTGCATCTTCTGCATTTGGAACAAATATAGAATATGCTAGAATAGTATCTGATACAGATTGCTGGATTACATTTGCAACTTCACCTACAGCTACTGCAACTAAAACATTTTTACCTGCTAAAGAAATTGAAATTTGGAAAGTTTCTCCAGGTCAAAAAGTAGCAGCTATATTAGCGACTGGTACTGGAGCAATCTACATATCTGAATTATCAGAATAATGACAAAGGTAAGAGCAACCGAATGGAATGCTGATGCTACCAAGACTCGTTACATACAAGAGTCTGATGGTAAACTAACTGTCCACAATCAGCAAAATCTCAATCCTTTAATGGAAAGAAATAAAAAACTTTATACTCAAAATGATGGCTATACAGCCTCAAGAGATATGAGACGGATTGCTAGTGTACCTCCAATTATGCTACAAATTTGGACTAAAGAATATAATGGTACTCGTAATTGGTGGGCTTTACCTAAAGAAACACAAAAGAAAATAATGAGAACTAAACTTAATAGTAATGAGTTTAGATATTTCAAAACTTCAGAAGGATCTTTATAATGGCAATATCAACGTATACAGAATTAAAAGCATCAATTGCTAACTGGTTAAACAGAACTGATTTAACCGATGAAATAGCTGATGACTTTATTAAACTTACTGAAGCAGATTTTAATGCTAAGTTAAGAATAAGACAGATGGAACAGATTGATACTGTGACTATTGATGAAGAAACTGAAACTGTACCAACAGGATTTATTTCTGTAAGATCATTTTATCTTTTATTATCTAGTACAAAATATCCACTAGAATATATTACACCCCATAACTTATTTGAAATAAGAGGTGGTTCAAGAACTGGAAGACCACGTTCTTATACTATAGAGGCAGATGATGAAACTGAACAATTCAGATTTGGTCCTAGCCCTGATACTACTTATACTGGCTACCTATCATATTATAAAGATATCGCAGCTCTTAGCGATTCTAATGCATCAAATCCAATTCTAGCTAAACATCCTGGAATCTATTTGTATGGAAGTCTTTATCATTCATCTAACTTCTTAGGAGGAATAGATCCAGATCAAAAACAGAATTGGTTACAAATGTATATCGCAGCATTAGAACGATGCGAAAATAACGACAAACAAGATTCATATGGTGGAGCACCTGTTGCACAAAGAACAGATGTTCAAACCGATCTATCATTTTATAGGAACAGATAATGCAAGTACCTTTTGGAGAATGGCTACCTGATTTACCTGATCATTTAAATAAGGGAGCTACAACTGCAACGAATGTATTTCCTGCAGCTGTCAGTTATAAACCATTTAAAACATCAACAGTTAAATCTAATGCTTTAGACGGACAATGCTTTGGTGCATTTTCAACTAAAGATAATGATGGTAATGTTTATACCTTTGCAGGTGATAGTACAAAACTATATAAATTATCAAACGATACATTCTCTGCAGTTAATAAATCTGGTGCTACCTATGCTTTAGGTGCTTCAAATTTATGGTACTTCTCTGCTTTTGGAACAACAGTTATTGCTTCTAATGGAGTTGATACACCACAAAAATTTGTAGTGGGTTCTTCTTCCTTATTTGCAGATCTAGGTGGATCTCCACCTGTATTTACTTATTCTGCAGTTATAAGAGATTTCTTAGTAACAGGAAGAACAAGTTCAGTTACTAATAGAGTTC